TCCAGGCCAAGGTCGCTTTGTTTCATGGGCTCATCCAGCGTTGCGAACCTTCCTTTGATTGCCCTCGCCGGAGGAAGTTTTGAACACCATCCCTAACGGCCAGCGCGAACTCAATGCCGTTGATCTTCAGGCCCGAGATGTCGCGCAAGGTGGTGAGAGGGATGGCGTCCGTGTCGGCGTAGCCCAGCTGCTGACGAGTCAGAACCGCATAGCCTTCAACTTCGGAGTGTTTGAGGTAGAGGGGGCGCTTCCGGTCACAGCACCGGTAGCCGAGCGTCAAGACCGGCATTCACTGGCCCCCTGTGGGTTGCTTGCGGTACATCCGAACCAGATTCCCTACGTCGTTGCGAATGTCGGGCGGGAGACGGCTGGCCTCCACGAAGGCGTCGTCTGGGTTCACGCCCAGGATTTCTGCCGCCTTCTGGATCAGTTCGTCCTTGGGTGGTTTTTCCATGTCGCGCTCTATGCGCGACCAGTAGGCAGGCGAGATCGCAAGCTGCCGCGCGAAGTCATTCATTTGAATGCCTTTCTCCTCGCGCTTCTTGCGAATGAAGGCTCCGAATGGCATGGCTGTAACCTGATTGCGTGTTTAGTGAATTGGATACGATCCTATCCTATCGATCATTTGATCGGCCGTCAACTGTTTCGTTAACGCGCAATCCAGGGGCTGGGCGCACCAGCGCAAACCGGCTGGGCATTGCCCGCAATTGCCATCGTCTTCGGACGATCAGGCTCACTATTCCTAGCGGTTGCAATTCCTTGGAGCCGTCATGAAGAACATCGAACTCGCGTCTCCCTCGGAGATGTCCGCACGCGCCCGTGCCTGCGAAATCACCACCATCCTTGCGGCCGCCATCGTCCGCACCCTCGTCGCCGCCGAGCCAAAACAGAGAGCAGTTGGCCTTGGCTTCCTGCCCGACCAGCGCGTTCATACAACCCCTATCAATGAGGAGAAGTTGTGATGAACGAGAAACAAGCATCCGTCGCCGCTCGCATTGCCGAGTTGCCCCGACTGCCCATCGCTGAACTCTGGGCGGTGTGGGACCGGTACTTCACCAGCCGCCCGATAAATCCGAACCGGGCCTTCGTCGAGTCCCGCATTGCGTACAAGCTGCAGGAGGAAGTCTTCGGCGGCCTTGCGCCAGCCACCCGCCAGCGCCTTGAGGCTATCGGCGCGAAGCACTCCAAGATCAAGCTGCGCGCCAGGCCGCGCGAGTTCAACTTCGCGCCAGGCACGATCCTGCTGCGCGAGTGGGGCGACCGAGAGCACAAGGTAGCTGTCACCGCTGACGGCCTGTTCGAATACGAAGGCGGCACCTTCAAGAGCCTGACCGCTGTGGCCCGGCACATCACTGGCACGCACTGGTCCGGGCCTCTGTTCTTCGGCCTGGTTAAGAAGGGAGGCGCGCAATGAGCGATGCTGTACAAGTCGCGTCTCCCAAAGCGCGCAAGCGTTGCGCGGTTTACTGCCGGGTGTCGTCGGATGAGCGGCTCGACCAGGAATTCAACTCCATCGATGCGCAAAAGGAGGCTGGCCATGCCTATGTCGCCAGCCAGCGTGCCGAGGGCTGGATTCCGGTGGCCGATGACTATGATGACCCGGGGTTTTCCGGCGGCAACACCGATCGGCCCGGGCTGAAACGCCTGATGGCTGACATCACGGCCGGGCTGATCGACATCGTGGTCGTCTACAAGATCGACCGCCTGACCCGCAGCCTCGCCGACTTCTCCAAGATGGTCGAGGTGTTCGAGCGCCACGGCGTGTCCTTCGTTTCTGTCACCCAGCAGTTCAACACCACCACCTCGATGGGACGGCTGATGCTCAACGTGCTGCTGTCCTTCGCCCAGTTCGAGCGCGAAGTCACCGGTGAGCGCATCCGTGACAAGATCGCGGCCGCCAAGCGCAAAGGGATGTGGATGGGCGGTGTCCCCCCGTTGGGCTACGACGTCGAGAACCGCTTGTTGGTCATCAACGAAGCCGAGGCGACAGTGGTGCGGCGCATCTTCGAGGAGATGTTGACCATCGGCTCGCCCACCCAGATCGCCGCCAACCTGACTCTGGAGGGCATTACCACCAAGGCCTGGACGACGCAGGAAGGGCTGACCCGTAGTGGCGCGCGCATCGACAAGAAGTATCTGCACAAGTTGCTGCGCAACCGCATCTACCTCGGGGAGTTGTCGCACAAGGGGAGTTGGTATCCCGGCGCGCACCCAGCGATCATCAATCCGGGGCTGTGGGGCAAAGTGCATGAAGTGCTGGCCAAGGATGGGCACGCCCGGTCGGTGGAGACCAAGATCCGGTCGCGCACCGATGCCTTGCTACGTGGCCTGCTGTACGCGCCCTCGGGCGAGCGCATGTACCCGACCTACTCGCGCAAAAACGGGCGCAAGTATCACTACTACGTGTCCAAGTCGGAAAGCCGTTTCGGCGCACCGGGCAAGAGCTATGAGCGCCTGCCCGCCGCCGAGATCGAGGCGGCGGTGGTCACGCAAATCCGGACGGTGCTGACCAGCCCGGAATCCGTTGTGTCGGTGGTGCGCCACATCCAGCGCAATGGAGCCCAGATTGATGAAGCCACCATGGTGATGGCGATGGGACGGCTCAACGACGTGTGGGATCAGTTGTTCCCAGTCGAGCGCCATCGCATCGCCAACCTGGTGATTGAGCGCATCGACCTCATCCACGCCGGGGAGGTGCAAGGCATCAAAGTGAGGTGGCGGGAAGTGGGCTGGAACGCTCTCATCGAAGAATTTGCTCCAGGCAGCATCGGTGCAGAACTGCTGGAGGTCGAGGCCTGATGGATGAGTCGATGGAAACCTTCGTGCCCTTGGTGCTTCGCCGTCGTGGCGTCCAGCGCGTGGTCGCCGACGACCGCAATGTCCACGACGTCACTTTACTTGACGGGCTGGCACGAGCCTTCTACTGGCAGCACCTGCTGGACACCGGCGCAATGCGTAGCGGGTCGGCCATTGCGCGAGCCGAGAAACTGCATCACTCGGTGGTCAACGAGCTGCTGCGCATGACATTGCTGGCCCCCGACATCATCGAGCAGACGATGGTTGGACGACAGCCGCGCCGTCTCACGCTGATGTGGTTCCAGCGAAATCGCCTGCCAGTGGATTGGCAGATCCAGCGCCAGATCATGGCAAGTTTCGATGTCGAGACATGAGCAAGAAGCATCGCGGCCGGGCCAACGGTGGCCCAGTGACGTATCAGGCGCCGCTGCCCGCTGGCGGCGTGCAACTGGAGACTTTCCTGCCCTGGACGTTGGTGAAACGCGGGTTCAAGAAACAGGTGATCACGCCGCTGGACGCGCCACAGGAGTTTCTGGACGAGGCCCGGCGCGAGCGGCTCATGCGGGAGGCGGATCAGGATACTCCGCTGATGCGGGCGCTCGGCCTCGCGCA